CGCCCTCTCAGATTTCAAAAAGTCTTGGCTTTAAGCTTTCAGAGGTTAATGAACACATTAAAAATTGGAAAGGTTTAGTTCTAAGCGGTGAGTTTGGAATTAAAGAACGTGCTACAGAAGCTTTATCTGCTGCAGATCAGCACTATAATATGATTATTAAAGAAGCCTGGGAAACTGTTCATCAAGCAGATGCACAGGAAGCATTAAATGTTAAAGCACAGTCTCTTAAACTAATTGCAGATGTTGAGCAAAAGCGTATTGATATGTTGCAAAAAGCTGGAGTTCTTGAAAAGAATGATATGGCTGATGCAATATTAGAAACAGAAAGAAAGCAAGAAGTGTTGGTAGGCATATTAAGAGATGTAACATCTTCTTGTTCACATTGCAAGCAGGAAGTCGCACGTAGATTGTCAGAAGTTACAAATCGTGTAGAGGTAATATCAATTGACTGATTTTAGTGTATTTTTAGAAGCATTGGAAGAAGATGCCTTTGAAGAAATCCCAGTAGATATTGAAGAATTTGTTACATCTAGAGACTACTTGGGTCTCCCACCACTATCTGGATATCAATATCAAATGATTAAAGCATCTACTCAAATTTATAAGCATGAAACACTGGTTAAGTTATATGGAGAAGAAGAAGGCGAAAAACGCTGGAAACAAACGTGTAATGAAGTTATTTTCCAACTAGGTAAAGGTTCTGGTAAAGACTACACATCTACTATTGCTTGTTCGTATGTAGTTTATCTTTTATTATGTCTTAAAGATCCAGCAAGATATTACGGTAAGCCACCTGGAGATAGTATCGATATTATTAACGTTGCTATTAACGCTATTCAGGCACAACAAGTTTTCTTTAAAGGATTTACAAATCGTATCACAAGATGCCACTGGTTTGACGGAAAGTACCAGCAAAAGGTAAGTAGCTTTGTGTTTGATAAAGGTATCACAGTACACTCAGGCCACTCACAAAGAGAGTCTTGGGAAGGATATAACCTTTTATTTGCCGTACTTGATGAAATTTCAGGATTCGATCTAGATTCAACAAGTGGAAATGAGCAAGCTAAAACTGCTTCTGCTATTTATAAGATGTTTAGGGGTTCAGTAGATTCTCGTTTTCCACAGTTTGGTAAAGTGCTATTGCTTTCATTTCCACGTTTTAAAAATGACTATATTCAGCAAAGATATAACGAAGTTATTGCTGAAAAAGAAGTAGTAATTAGAACACATACATTTAAGGTAGATGATGATCTGCCAGATGGAATAGATGGAAATGAATTCACAATTGAATGGGAAGAAGATCATATTGTTTCATATGCTCTTCCTAAAGTATTTGCTTTAAAAAGACCTACCTGGGAAATTAATCCAACAATTAATATTAAAGATCTTGCAGGTAATTTTTATTCAGATCCTATTGATGCTTTATCTCGTTTTGCATGTATGCCACCAGAAGCAGTCGATGCCTTGTTTACATCTCGTGAAAAAGTAGAAAGAGCATTCAGTAATTTAAATCTTGCATTGGATTCAAATAACTCTTTCAAGGACTGGTTTCAGCCAGAAGATGATAAAGCATACTATATTCACGTAGACTTAGCTCAAAAGCATGACCATTGTGCCGTTTCGTTAGCTCATGTTGATAAATGGGTTACAATGAAAATGGCGGGAGCTTATACAGATGCTGCCCCATATGTAATAGTAGATGCAGTAAGATATTGGACTCCTACAAAAGAACGAGCTGTAGACTTTACTGAAGTTAAAAATTATATTATTAGTTTAAAGCAACGTGGGTTTAATATTAAACGAGTAACATTTGACCGATGGAATTCTTTTGATATGATGGAGCAGTTAAAGTCTTATGGGATGAATTGTGAGATTCTCTCAGTAGCTAAAAAACATTACGAGGACATGATCTTATGTGTTATGGAAGAAAGATTGAGTGGTCCCGCTCTTCCATTACTCGTAGATGAGCTCATGGAGCTTAGAATTGTTAAAAAGGATAAAGTGGATCACCCAAGAAAAGGTTCTAAAGACCTTGCAGACGCAACTTGCGGAGCAATTTATAATGCGATATCATTAAGTCCTAAAGGTGATGGAGAAATCCATGTTTACCGATACGATGCTTTTGACGAAGAAGTAGAGCGGGATACAGAAGGCCCTAGAGACGGAGTAATTAGAGTGGATAGAGTAAAAGAAATCCCTGCTAATTTAAGAGACTTTTTAGGAATAGATAATGAAGGATCAGACCCTGACGGATTCGTAGATAATTTTAGGATACTTTAATGAAGTTACTCAAGAGTAAGAAAGCTGTTATAGATTATGAGCAGTTATATCACGATTCTCAGGAAAAATTAAGCTGGTATATTGAGGCTCTTGAACAAAAACAAATACAATATGATACAATTGAACAAGTTGCTTCAGATCAGAAGCAAGAAAATATTCGATTGAAAAAAGAATTAGATTCTCTAAAAAAGGATCTTTTAGATTTACCTAAACTATTGGGTAAAAACCTAGGAAAATAACCAAAGAAAAGGAAAACAATGAAGAAAAATAACAAGATCGCCATTGCTATCGCTGCAGCCCTAGCTGGCTCAGTTCTTGCAACACTTCCTGCAAATGCAGCATCTACTGCACTTTCAGTTGGTGGATCATCTGTATCAACAGGTACAGTTGTTTCAAATCCAGCAGTTCTTCCAGTACCAGCAGACAACTCAGTTGATTCTGCAGATGCTCTACGAATTGCAATTACAGGACTTGATACAGGAACAGTCGTATCAGCAATCGCAAATAATGCTTCGCTAGTCCCAGCACTAGCAACAGTAGCAGCACCAGTAACTGCATCAGCAGGAACTGCATCACTTTCAATTAGCACAGGAACTGGCACAACTGCTGATTTCTATGTATTTACAAAGTCAACAAATGCAGGAACTGTAGTTGTTACAGTTGGTGGAAACACAACAACATATTATGTTAAGGGTTCAGCAGGACCTGCGTATAACCTATCAGTTGTAGGTGCAGATTCAGTAGCAATCTCAACAGTTACAAAGGTTTATGCAAAGACAACAGATATTTTTGGAAACCCAGTTGTTACAACTACTCCATCTGTATCAGCAATCAATGCAACAGTTGGATCTGTCACAGTATCAGATACTGCAACAGGTACATTCGTATTTGACCTTACAGCACCAGCAGTAGCAGGAACTTCTGCACTATCTGTAGCAATTACAGCAACAGATGTAACAGGCTTTGCTCCAGCAGTAAAGACAGTAACAAAGTTCCCAGCTATTTCAAATCCTGCAGATGCACTTGCATCACTACAGGCACAGTTGGCAGCAGCAAAGGCTGATCTAGCGACAGCAACTGCTGCACTTGCAGCAGAAAAGGCAGCACACGCTGCAACAAAGTCTGCAGCAGATTCAGCAGCAGCAACTGCAAAGGCAGCATCAGACGCAGCAGCAGCAACTGCTGCAGCTGCATACAAGGCAGAGTATAATGCTCTTGCTACAAAGTGGAACAAGGCTCATCCAAAGGCTAAGGTTGCACTAAAGAAGTAAATTCTTTAACATTAAGGGGCAGGGTGAAAACCCTGCCCCTTTTGGTATAATAGGAGTGATAGTATGAATACACAATTATGGTCATGGGCATTATCTTCAATAGGTGTTATAGGCATATATTTAACTGGTAGAAAAAACTGGCGGGGATATGCAGTAGGAATATTTACAGAATGTGCGTGGGTTGCATATAGTATTCAAACAAAACAATGGGGTTTTATATTTGGATCAACAGTATATATCTCTGTTTATGTGTTTAATATAAACAAATGGATATCTGAAGCCAAATCTATTACAAATAGAATCCATGTAAATGTATTTAACAATAGAAAGGTAAAATAATGGCAGACAAAGGTACACTAGCTTTATTGCTAGAAACAATTAAAAAAGAAATCGGAACAGTTGAAGGTCCAAAAGATAACGAAACCAAGTATGGAGCATTCACAAAGGCAAACTTTTTGCCATGGTGTGGATCATTTGTTATGTGGACTGCAAATCAAGCAGGAGTAAAAGTTCCAAATACAGTTTATACACCAGCAGGTGTTGCTGCATTTAAGAAAATGAATAAGTGGGCTCCAGTAAAAACAAGTAAGCCTAAGCCAGGTTGGGTTGTTTATTTTGATTTTCCAGGCGGGCGTGACATTGATCACGTAGGTTGGGTATTACAAGATAACGGAGATGGAACATGCTGGACTGCAGAAGGAAATACTTCTCCAGATGGCAAAAAGGGTTCTCAAGCAAATGGTGGAGAAGCATGTAAAAAACTTCGTGCATATGGACCAAATAAAAAGGGTCTTACCCCATTTATCGCAGGATATGGAATTGTGGATTACCCAGATGCCCCAGCTCTCTCATTAGAAGATAAAAAAGTTGCACTTGCTGAAATTGCAAAATCTCAAGGAGCAGAAGTTCCTCCAATAAAAACATGGCAACCAATTAAAAAGGGAACAAAGAATGCCCTTGTTAAAGAGATTCAAACGCTTTTAAAGGTAACAGCAGATGGAGATTTTGGAGATGGAACGGAAAAAGCTGTAAAAGCATTTCAAACAAAAAATCAGCTTAAGGTAACTGGTATTGTTGATGAAGAAACATACCGTCAGCTTAAGGGCGTAAAATAATAATATTTATTTAATTAAACTTTCATGTTATAATGGTAATGGCTAACCAAGCCATGGAGTGAAAGGTAATTGAATCGATATTTTAAATATTTACTTAAAGTACTAGTGTCTAGCGGACTGCTGACACTAGTACTTGTTTTTAACGGGGGGACAGCTAATGCTGAAGACTCTGTTAATCAAACTACAACACTCATAATTCCCGATCCGATGCCTTCGGACACATCTACAGTAACAATTCAAATAGTCCAAGATAAAATAATTGCTGCAGAAACAGCATTATCAAATTCTGCATCCACAAATGGTCAATCTTTAATTCAAACTATTCAATCAAATACTAATACTGATACCCAAACTGCTGTCTCTATTGCAACTACCCAAGAACCTATTGCTACTGCTGTATCTGATGCCTCTATAAAGGTTCAGGAAGCCTCACAAGCCATTCAGACAGCAACAAGTGCCCTAGATAGTGCAACAGTAGCATCTACAAATGTAACTAATCAGATAGTGATTGTAGAAATAGCACAGTCTTCTGTTGATTCCGCTACAGCTGAAGTATCCATTAAAACAGCAGAGGTTGCAAATGCTACATCTGCTGTCGATTCTCAAACCGCAATAGTTGCTACTGATACTCAAAATGTTCAAGATGCAACAGTAATTAAAAATCAGACAAGTGCTGTAGTTGATGCTAATACTTCCGCTGGACTAACTATGACTGTATATCAAGATCGTGGATATAATAATGCTCCTCCTATGGGTGCAGGAACTATTATTTCTGTAACTACTGATACCAACGGGATTAATGAACCTTGGGGTGGTGGTGGCCCTGCTAATACATATCCTGAAGACTTTCAAGTAAGATGGCAAGGAATATGGACTCCGCAATATACAGGAACTCAATGGATTTATGCTCCAGCAGATGATGGAACAAGACTATATTTAGATGGACAATTAGTCATTAATGATTGGTATGACAAGGGTGGTGGTGGATCTACTGCTGCTATACCTACAACAGCTGGTGTTGGAAAACAATTAGATTTTTGGTTTTATGAAAATGGTGGTGGAGCATCAGTAGCTTTGATGAGATATAATGGAAATGGATCTTGGTCAGTTATTCCAGCATCTGAATTTTCTACATCATCGGCAACACCAGAACAAATTGCTGCTGCAAAAACAGCAGTAGATGCCTTAAATGCTGCAAACGTTATCTTAACTACAGATCAATCAATATTAGATCAAAACTTAACAAACCTAACAATTGCTCAACAAAACCTAACAAATTCACAGTCTAATTTGGATCAAAACCTAACAAATTTAGCAACTGAACAACAAAACCTAACAAATTTACAAGAAACTGCGACTGCAACCTTACAACTTGCTAATTCACTAGCAGACACTGCAACAGTTGCTGTTCAATCTGCATCAACTTCTATGGCAAATGCTGTACAGGTTGCAATTAATTATTATGCAGAACAACAAAGAATTGCTGCTGAAAGAGCAGCACAAATAGCAGCACAAGAGGCTGCAGCAGCAGCGGAAAGTGCAAGAATAGCAGCAACAGAGGCTGCTAAAGCAGAAGCAGAAAGAATTGCAGCAGAGAAAGCTGCAGCAGAAGCAAAGGCCGCAGCAGATAAAGCAGCAGCGGATGCTGCTAAAGCAGAGGCAGATAGAATTGCTGCTGAAGAGGCTGCAAATAAGGCTGCAGAAGACGCAAAGATTCAAGCAGAAAAAGATGCTCAAGCAGCAGCAGATGCTGCAAAAGCAGAAGCTGATAGGGCTGCTGCAGAACAAGCAGCAAAAGATAAGGCTGCAGCGGATCAAGCTGCAGCAGAACAAA